AAAATCAAATAATAATAGCATCAGGTGTAGGTGGTGATGAGGAAGTATTAGAGTTAGTAAATGGTAGATGGATCACAGCAAAACTAACTATTACTACTACTGATACATCACAAAGTCCAGAGTTATTATCGTTTGCTATTAGAGGTTTCCAGCTTGTCAATGACTTAGTTGTTGATATGCCAATAAATATATCTGACCAAATAGAAAGACCATTTAGAAAAGCATTACGCATTAATGGACAAGGAGAATTAATCTATCAAGCTCTTAGAAATAAAGAAGGAAAGAATGTTCAATTAGAGATATTTAGACCAGATACTTTATTAAGAGGTATAATAGAAAATGTTAGCAGTCCTATTGAAGAAATATCTCCAAGAGGGTCTGTAACACAATATTGTATAGTAAGATTTAGAGGTAGTAAGGTAATTGCAACCTCATCTTCTGGACAAGGATTAGGAATACAATTACTAGGTGTAAATAATTTAGGATTATAGATGACAGCACAAGAAACGAATTTATTTAACGCATTTGAAACAACCTTAGCAACAACTATGGGTTCATCAGATACAACTTTAACAGTTGCAGCAGTAACAGATAGTTACCCAACAACTTTATCAGCACCTTTTTATATTGTTATTAACCCTGATAGTGCTACTAACAGAGAAGTTATCCTTGTTACAGCAGTAAACACAGGAACAAAAGAATTAACAACATCAGTTCCTAATAGATATTTACCAGGTTCTGCTGCTAGTTCAGGTTTATCACACTCATCTGGACAAGTTGTCAGAATGGCACCTTTACAACAACACATAGAGGACATCAATGACAGAGTAGATACCATTATTAATGAAGATGGTACAGCAGTCAATACATCATTATTCTTAGATGAAGATGATATGGTATCTGATAGTGCTACTAAAGGTGTAACACAGCAATCAGTTAAGGCTTATGTAGATAGCCAGGTAACAGCACAAGACTTAGATTTCTTAGGAGATACTGGAAGTGGTGCAGTTGATTTAGATTCACAAAACTTTACCATAGCAGGTACAGCAGATGAAATTGAAACAAGTGCATCAGGTCAAACTTTAACCATAGGATTACCAAGTACAATAACAACTACCTTATCAGCAACATCAGTTTTATCTGATGGAGTTGTAGCTACCACACAATCATTAGGAGATAACTCTACTAAAGTAGCAACAACTGCTTATGTTGATGCACAAGTTACAGCAGAGGATTTAGATTTTGGTGGCGATACAGGTACAGGTTCTGTTGATTTAGATAGCCAGACATTTACTATTCAAGGTACTACTAACGAGATAGAGACATCTGCTACTGGTCAAACACTTACTATAGGATTACCAAGTTCTATAACTGTAGATGTTGTTGGTAACCTCACAGGAAATGTAACAGGTAATGTAACTGGTAACTTAACAGGAAATGTAACTGGTGATTTAACTGGAGATGTAACAGGAAATGTTACAGGTAATGTTACAGGAGATGTAACTGGTGATGTTACAGGAAACCTAACTGGTAATGTAACTGGAAATGTTACAGGAGATTTAACAGGTAATGTTACTGCTACTTCTGTACTTGCAGATGGCGTAACAGCTACTACACAAAGTGCTGGAGATAACAGTACAAAGATTGCTACTACTGCTTATGTTGATTCTATATCTGTAGATGATGATTTAACATTTGCTGGTGATACAGGTTCAGGTACAGTAGATTTAGACACACAGACTTTTACAGTTGCAGGTACAACTAATGAGATAGAAACTTCTGCAACAGGACAGACATTAACAATAGGTTTACCTTCATCAATTACAGTTGATGTTGTTGGTAACTTAACTGGTAATGCAGACACAGCTACTACAGCAGGTGCGTTATCTAGTGCAGTAACAGTTTCACTTACAGGAGATATTGTAGGTTCTGGAACCTTTACAAGTGCTGGAGATACAGCAACTATTACAACAGCTATACAAGCAGATAGCGTTGCATTAGGCACAGATACCACAGGTAACTATGTAGAAGATGTAACTACTTCTGCAACTTCAGGTTTAAATAAAACATCTAGTGCAGGAGAAGGACAAGATGTTGATTTAGTTATTGATCCATCACAATTAGCAGATGGTACAGGCATTACAGTAGATACTTCTAATGACTTCTTAATCTTAGAAGATGTAACTGATGGTTCTGTATATAAAGTTAATCCAGACCAAATAGCATCTGGTTCAGCTAACGCACTTATTGATGGAACATCAGACTTAACTATTACAGATGGCACAGGTTTAGATTACGACATTAGTGGTACAGATGTAGCTAGTTGGGAAGTTGGTGGTATCGCACTAACTGCTGATGGTGGTATCTTTAGACATAATCAGACACAAGCTGCAACCTATACAGTTGCTGCAACAGAAGGTGCAGTATTAGCAGGACCTATTACAATAACAGGAACAGTTACAAATGCTGGTACAATGGTGATACTATGAGTGAAATACAAGTAAACACAATCAATGAATATACAGGTGCAAATGGTGTAACTATTGATGGTGTATTACTTAAAGACAATAAGTTAGCTAGTGGTACAGGTAATGTTTTACAAGTAGTACAAGGAACATCAAGTACACAAACAATAGCATCAACAACTTCTTTTACAGATTTATCTGTTTCTGTATCTATTACTCCAAGTTCTACAAGTAGTAAAATATTTGTTATTGTTAGCCATTATGCACTCATAACTAGAGATAGTGGTTTAACACCTGCTGCTTTAATTGCTTTAGTAAGAGATAGCACTATTTTAAGAGGAGATACTGCAAGAAATTTATTAGGTGAAGGTGGACAAATGGATTATCCTATATCATTAAGTTATTTAGATAGTCCAAATACAACATCTTCAGTTACTTACAAAACACAAGGAAAAGTTGTTAATGCTGCTAATAATGAAAGATTATTTACAGCAGCAGCAAGTAACTTAGATAGTATTGTAGCTATGGAGATAGGTGGATAATGGTTCTATTAATTGATGCAATACAAAGTTTAGTTCCAAATGCAGAAGTTGTAACTAGAGGAGATGAAATAGAGTGGTATGATGAAAGACCACAGCCTAGTGATAAAGATATTGCTACTGAACTAGCTAGATTACAAACAGAGTATGATAATAAACAATATCAAAGAGATAGAGCTATTGCTTACCCTGCTCTTGCAGAACAATTTGATAAGCTATGGCACGATATAAATAGTGGTACACTAGATAACACAGGTGCTTTTTACACAGCTTTAAAGACAGTAAAAGATGACAACCCTAAGCCAGGAGAATAAATGCCAGGTAGTATAAAAATAGATGATGGAAGTGGTAACTATACCATATTAACTAACGCAGGTTCGTTAGGTTCAGACAAGACAATTACTATTCCTAATGAAACAGGTTCTATGCTTACTACAGGTGGTGCTATGTTTGATATATGGCGACAAACAGCAGATAGAACAGGTAGTGCTACAGACTATGAATTGACATCTAATTGGGAAAGAGTTGATGATGCAACTATTGGATTTATTGGAACAGGTATGTCAGAGAGTTCAGGTATATTTACTTTTCCACAAACAGGTATTTATAAAATTACATTTTCTTTAGAAGTATCTAATTCATCTGATACTGATGGTGTTCAAGCACGAATACAAGCCACTACTGATGATAGTTCTTACAACACAATAATATTTAGAGAGATTAGCATTAGGTCATCTGGAGATACTGAAGAAGGTTATGCGATTACTACTTTTGATTGCACAAATACATCAACACATAAACTAAAATTTGTTGCTGCTGATTTTAAATCATCTACTGTAATGAATGGAAGCTCAACTAACTCTGAAACCTATGTTATATTTGAAAGACTAGGAGATACATAATGGCAAGTGAAATAAAAGTAGATACAATATCAGAAAAGACTGCCAACAATACTTTAAAATTAAGCAACACAGTATCAGAAGATGTTACTGCTGTTACTTCTAGCTCTGGTACATTAACTCTTAACGCTGCTGAAGGTGGTTTCTTTACAGTTGCTTTATCAGAAAATGTAACTACTTGGACAATTACTAACTTACCAGCAGGTAGAGCCACAGTTATTACAGTAAGATTTACACAAGACAGCACAGATAGAACAGTTGTTTCTACTATCAATACAGTTGCTGCTAAGACAGCAGGTGGTAGTGGTTGGACAATGACAACAGGTTCAGGAAAGATAGATATAGTTACAGTTCTATTTGATGGAACTAATTATTATTTAATACCACAACAAGACTGGAGTTAGTATGCCAGTTGGACAAGCTAAAGTTGGCTTACTAGGTGGAGTTGATTTAGGTAAATTAGAATTAATTGAAACTCAAACTGTTACTTCATCAACAGCAGGTATTGATTTTACAAATTTAGAGGGTAGTACATATAATGTACATTTTTTAACATACAATGATTTACAAGTTACAACTGATGCTGCAACTGTAAATATAAGATTTTCAAATGATGGTGGCAGTAGTTTTGAAAGTTCCAATTATGATTATGCAAATGTGTTAGGCAGAGCAAGTGGAAGTTTTTTTGAACAAAGAAGTACATCTGCTACAAATATTAGGTTAAATGGAAATGCAGGAACAGGAACTAATGAAACTGAAAATGGTTATATTTATTTGTATGACTTAAATGACAGTTCAAAATATAGTTTTTCAACTTTTCATACAAGTAATTTAAACAGAGACCCTACAGGTGCTATGTGTTTTGGAAGTGGTGTATATCATCAAGCAGAAACTATTAATGCAGTAAGGTTAAGAGCAAGTACAGGCAATATAGATAATGCAGTTGTATCTCTATATGGAATTAAGGAAAGCTAATGGCAGGAAGTTTAGAATTTATAAAATCTACTACATATAGTGGTGTTAGTTCATTTTCTATAACAGATTGTTTTAGTGCTAAGTATGATGTGTATAAAGTTGTTGCAGATGATATTGTTACTTCTACTCAAGCATTTTTAAGACTTAGATTTATTAATTCAAGTGGAACTATTATATCCACAAATGATTATGATTTTGCAGATTTATTTTTAAAAGCAGATGCAACATTTACTCAAAGAATATATAAAAGTGTAGATGACATATTTGATTTTAATTTAAGTGATGGAAGTCTTAGTGGTGGTGCAGGTAATACAATAGCTGAAATATATAATCCTTTTGATACTTCATATACCAATTTGAGTTGGGAGGCATCTAATATTTATTCTAGCACTTATGGTGTTGGTTTAAAAGGTGTAGGAGTATTAAAACAATCAACATCAATAACAGGTATGCACTTTTTAACAAATACAGGCACAGTTACATCTACAATTAAAGTATATGGATATAAATAAATGAGTGGTGCATTAATAAAAATAGATGAGGAAATAGTTACATCATCAGTAGCAAGTGTTGATTTAGGTGGTGCTAATTGGGATAGTTCTTATGATGTGTATGTAGTAAAATTAAATAATGTTCAAGCTGTTACAGATGAAACAAGTCTAATGCTAAGAGTTTTAAAATCTAGTAGTGCTGATAGTACTGCAAATTATGATAGAGCTGAAAAAGTATTGAAAGCCTATGGTGCATTTGGAGATAATTATTATACAAATGGTACAGAACTTATTATGGAAAGTACAGGAAATGCAAGTACAGATACAGTAAATAGCAATTTATATTTATTTAATTTTAATAATAGTTCTGAATACAGTTTTCTTACTTATTTGCACTCAACTTACACTTGGTTTGATGAAACAAGAGGAATTTCAGGTGGTGCAGTTCACACAGTAGCAAGTGCAAGTAATGGTGTACAATTTTTTATTAATAGTGGAAACATAAGTGCAGGAACATTCACATTATATGGTTTAAAGAAATAAGTATAAGAAATATATGATAGGATAAAGATATGGCAACATTAGAAGAATTTAAAACAGAAGCTACAGCAGAAATAGAAGCTGCTAAACCTTTATATAAACAAGTCAATAATGAAAGATTTGAATTTACTGATGATGATTATGCACAAGCAGTAACAGATTTAGCTAATTCTAAATGGCAAGAACAAGAGTTTGGTTATATTCAAGCTAGACAAGAAGCTTATGGTAGTTGGCAACAACAAATGGATATGCAGTATTGGGATAGTGTTAATGGAACTACTACTTGGGCAGACCACATAGCACAAGTTAAATCAGACAACCCTAAACCTTAATAAAAAATCCTATGATACAATCGTATTATGGATTATGTAATAGGTTTTATCATAGGTTATTTTTTAAAAGACTTTAGTTTCTATCTTAAAAGAATAGCTAACTATCAATCACCAAATAATATTGATTGGGATTGGATCACATTTCAGGAAGATGATCTGCCATAAATGACAAACAAAAATGGCTATACGCAGAAGGAATTACTCAATATGGTTATTGAACGACTTGATAGATTAGAAGATAAACTAGATGCCAAACTAGATAAAGCAGAATTTTATAAAGTATTAACGCTACTTGTAGCACTTGGTGGAGTTGTTGCAGCGATTGTAATGTAATGGAAGATGACTTCGTACTTCCAGACAATATGTTTGCAGACAATCCAGAGTTTGTAGATACTTCACACGAATTTGATGATGACTGTGGTGATGCTTGTAAAATATGAAAAAGTTTTTTGCTTTAATAGCAGTTTTTTTATTAGTTACAACACCTGCTTATGCGTATCACACAGAAACACAGACACCTTATGGTATTACTAATACATTAAATAATGATGGAAGTATTACAGTTAGTTGGCAGGAAAGTGATGGCTATGAAGATAACCCACCTGAATACTACATAGTTTATATAGGACTTACAGAAACTGCTGATGATAAATTAGTACAAACAAAGTTTGGTTTTATAGAAGCATTGTCTTGGCAAAGTTATACATTTACAGCAGAGTATTTATACAATGAATTGTCTGTAGATAATCAAAAGATATATGCAAAGGTAAAAGCATTTCACGATACTAATGGTACAACTAGCGACTTTACACCTGTAGAAAGTGTATTATATGATTATGTTTATATACCTACTACAACGACATCTAGTACGACAACAACAACAACCACATTACCTAAGGCAGAAGATGTGGTTGAAGATGGTATCACTACTTACTTGGCTTGGGATAAAGATGGTTGTGAACACCCAGGCAATCCACTATCGTATAAAGAATATCTTACAGCAGTTGAAAGTAAAGAATGGTTTGGTTATCAGAATGGAGATTGTTCAGGTCCAACACAAGAAGAACTTGATGCTATCAAAGCTGAAGAAGAAGCTAAAGCACAACAAGAGTTAGAAGATAAATTAAAAGCTGAAGAAGAAGAACGACTTAGATTAGAAGAAGAAGCTAAGTTAGAAGCAGAGCGTATCGCTGCTGAATTAAAAGCACAAGAGGAAGCTGATGCTCTTGCTGAACTAGAAGAAATAGATATTGATTTACCTGAAGAAGATATAGAAGAGTTTGTTGAGGTAATTAAAGAGGTAGAAGAATTTGTAGAAACTTTAGTTATAGAAATAGAGATTGTAGAGATACCTGAAGATATTATAATTGTTATAGAAGAAGAGGTTATAGAAGATGAGTTGGACAAAGAGATACCTGGAAATGACACCATCACAGAAGATGAACTTCAAGATGAGAAGATTTTGGTTGAGCCAGTACAGGAAATTATTGAAGAAAAATCTGTAGAGGAATATACAGAAGAAGAAATAGAGATAGTTCAAGAGGTAGTAGATAATGCTATATCTAATGTTGAAAACCTTACAGAAGAACAAGTTGAAGTTGTTGCTGAAGTTTTACAAGTAGCTACTGAAGATGTAGAAATAATAGCTGAAGCTGTTAAGACAGATGAAGTAGTAGCAGAAGCTGTAGAGATATTTGTAGAGAGAGCTGTAGAGAACGCAGATGTAGAGAACTATACTCTTGCTGATGTTGTTACAGAGATACAGTACGAAGCATTCTTAGAAAACCCAATAGAAACTTTTGTTGATTTAGATTTTGAAGAAATAAACCTAACAACCATAGGTGATGATATGACACAAGATCAAAAAGAAAAAGCACAGGAAGTCGTAGTTCCTGTAATCTTGACTAGAATAGCTAGTATGGCTGCATTTATATTTAGGAGAAGCTAATGTTTAAGAAATTATGGTCTTGGATAGTAGAGATAATTAAAGAAACACTAAATCTTAGTTGGACTTTAGTTGGTTTAGTTATTGCAACACTTACATTAACAGGAACAGCACAACAAGTTACAGGACTTGCTACTATAATTACACTAGCTATATGGTTATTAACCATAAGTTTTAGAAAAGGAGAGTAGTATGGACTGTTGTGGCAACGGCTGTTGTGGTGGAAGATAGTGTGTATGTGCAACTACCTTTGTTGTGGTTGTAGTTTACATTGTAGTAATTGGAGAGATAAATGAAATTAACAGTAGTAAGAACACAATTTGGAACAGATGCAACTAATGGAATATTGTTAGTTGATGGTTTGTTTGAGTGTTATACATTAGAAGATCAATACCAAGCAGTAAAGGTAATGCACGAAACCTGCATACCAGAGGGTACATACAATATAAAGTTTAGAACTGTTGGTGGATTTCACAGTAAATATTCAGAGAGATATGGTAATGCACATTATGGTATGTTGCACTTACAAGATGTACCCAACTTTACATACATACTCATACACGCAGGTAACACAGATGAACATACATCAGGTTGCTTAATTGTAGGAGAAACACAACAAGATTTAGACATAAGTGATGATGGGTTTATAGGACATTCAGGCAAAGCATACCTAAAACTTTACAATAAGGTGGCAAAAGAGTTGTTACTTGGTAAAGAAGTAAGCATAGAGTACACAACAATAACTAAATTATTAGAAAAACCTTTATCAAATGCTTCAACAGATGATGTAGTACTAGCTAAAACAGTTATGGAAAAGCTAGAAGAAGTTAATGGTAATGTGTTAATAGGAAATGCTATGTTGAAAGGCAGGATAATAAGATAATGTTTGATAGAATTAAAAGAGCAAGAGACAAAGATGGTAAGTTCAAAAAGGATTTATGGTGGACACCTTGGTCAGAATCGTGGGAGTATAAAATGAGTGAAGAACTCAAAGATATGCTTGAAAGAACTATATGGACTTTCGTAGAAGCATTCCTTGGAGCTTTAGTTGTTGCACCTTTGGTATCTGTTGATGCAAATACATTGGAGTTAGCTGCATTAGCAGGTGGTGGTGCTGCACTAGCAGTTGTCAAGACATACGCTAAAAAACAAATAACTAAGTAGATTCTGTCCTATTTCCTGTGTATAATTAGCTCAACAGAAAGGGCTTAATATGACACAGGAACTAGGTAATAATTATTACAAGTCTGGTTGGCAACCATCAATAGAGTTTGATGAGGCAACAGGCAAAGGTGAAGTAACTTATGTAGGTACTGACCCTAATTATAAAAATAAGTATGATGACATACTTCGTGATTGGGGGTTTGATCCCAAGTATTATGAAATAGATGGGAAAGTTCGTGCATCTAGTTGGGAAGCACAACTAAAAGGTGGTCAAACGACTACCTTTTTTGCATTTAAAGGGGTTGTAAAGCGTAAGAACCCTGCATTAGACCAGTATTTTGAGAAACTTGTTAAGGAATATAGTAGAAAACCTAAGTTAAAAGACACAAATTATGGTGGTGATACTGCTTTTGTGTGGACAATGGCTGATTGGCAGTTAGGTAAAGCTGATTATGGCGTTGAAAACACCCTTAAACGCTACGAGGAAGCCCTTATTAAGGGGGTAAATCAGGTTAAGGCACTACGCAAGACAGGTACAGAGATAGATGAGATATATTTATTAGGATTAGGCGATTTAACAGAGAACTGCGACCAATCTTTCTATAGTTCTATGCCTTTTAATATTGAATTGACTTTACGACAGCAGTATGAACTAGCTAGGCGTATGATTATGCAGACTATTGATACATTTCTACCACACGCAGACAAGATAACTGTCTGTGGTATTGGTGGTAATCACGGAGAGATGACACGATCTAGTAAAGGACAAGTATTATCTGATAGATTAGACAACTCTGATATGATGCACTTTGAAATAGTTAAAGAGATACTTGCACAGAATGAGAGATACGACAAAGTAAATGTCATACTTCCTACTGACTATCATCACTTGTTAGATATAAAAGGTAAAGGTGTGGCTATTACACACGGACATATGACTACAGGTGGTGCAGGTCCAGAGGGTAAGATAATGAAGTGGTGGCAAGGACAAATGTTTGGTTGGTTGCCTAGTGGTGCTGCTGAAATATTAGTAACAGGACATTACCATCACCCAAGAGTATTGAAGCAGGGTAAAAGAACTTGGATGCAGTGTCCTAGCATTGATGCGAGTAAAGACTTTACTGCAAGAACAGGTATGTGGAACGATCCTGGTGTGTTATGTTTTACAGTTAATAAAGATGGTTGGGATAACTACAGAATAGTTTAGACTTCGTTTCCCCAATTATCCCACCCTTCAGCAGTTTCTCTGGCAAACAACTCTATGCGTGGTAAATCTCCATAAAGTTTTACAATTTTTTGCCTTACCTCATCTGGTTTTTTACTGTGTTTCTCTCTATCACTAATAACAATACTGCTTATTGTCTTGTCTTTTACAGGAAGTTTACCTTTTATACCAAGTAAACAAACTTCTGCATTAGATCTTGTGTAATGACCAATCCCAAAAAATATTTTTTTATTTACTTTGTTTGTTTTTACCCAATTAAAAGCTATTGTTTTGTATTTAAATCCCCAACGATTAAAAGTTTCTAAACAAGCAGGTAAATTAGGAAATGTAACCCACAAAAACAATGCACAATTTTCATCAGAAATATCTTGTACAGGTAAATTGTAAATATCTTCCATAGTCATAACTTCATAATGACTTTCAGCACTTCCACCGTGATGTTTAAGTTTATCGTTATAAGACCAAGCAGGATCAGCGTAGATAATATTATATTTTTTATTTGGAAAAGGTATCAAACTAAATCCTCTATCTCGTGTGCCATACAACCTACACACCTACCATCATAATTTAATGTTGTTTGTGGTGGCTCACCACATTCTATACACATTATTCTTCCTCTTGTGTGTTAGTAAGTATTTGTATGTTAGGAAGTATTGCAAGTAATTGCTGTTGTCCAGTAGGTAACAATATACTTTTACCCATAAACAAAGGCACTTCCTTTTCATTTCTTCTGTTTAATAATTCTGCAATCAACATACCTTCTGTTGCTTTGCTTAACATTACATCAATCATTCTTTCTCCTTATGTATCTTTGCATTTCTTTCATACAAAAATCCTACTACTTTTGGTATAACATTGTTAGCATCAAACTCTGTTGTTTCAGGCATAGGCATCTCTGTCCATTGAAAGTCATAGTTTTTACGCACTAGATTATGTATGTTCCAAGTCATAATCTTTCCATTGTATTCTGTAAGATAAATAAATTTCTTTGTTTTCTCTACAGACTTTACAATATTGCTTTCAAACTTTTTCTTTTCTATAATCCAACTTCTGTATTCTTTATCTCTTGATTTTATTTCTACAATGTAATTATCACTTTCTGCATCAAAAGAACTGTACTGATCCTCACATTCAACTAAATTAAGGTCTGGATAAAGACTATTTAATTTATCTATAATCTCGCTCTGTGTCATTCTTCCTCACTCATATAATATTTAGCCATATCCATAACACAAGCAAAACAAGTTACACAAAAACCAACAGGTATAATTCCAAAATTTCCTTCTATATCACCTGCATCTAAATCTAATTCAGCATCACAAATACTACATTCAGTTGCAGGTATCATTCTTCTTCGCCAAACATTTCTATCCAACACTTAGGATGTGTACCTGTGATCATTTGTTCTCTGTAATCTTTGTCTAATGACTTAACTGCATCTTGTATGTGCATACCTTGATTAAGATAAAACATTTCCTGTGTAAATATTTCTACAGTTCCTGTTTGTTTACAATGAAAACACT